ATCGTGAGTCCGTAGTCATGCCTATAAGTGAAGCACATGCTGTTAATAATTTGTTCTCTAGTAACCATTAATCGCCTCCTGATAGAATATGGATAGCCACATCATCCGGATCTAGCTTGATAGACTCCCGTGGATATTTGTTCTTTTCATAGTTACGACTGCCAGTAGGATAACGCTTAACCTTAATCATCTTTTGATTGAGTTTAGTTACTTTTCCTAGCATAAGGCCATTGTAGTCTGCTACAGCAACCATGTCGCCTAGCTCAATTGGTTTGCCTATTCTATCTACATGTGTCGGTGCTGGTTTAGCCATTTTAATACTCCGGTGCTGAATAGTCAGATGTTTTAGTATAGATAGCAAAGCCGTCTAATCCATACGCTGGGCATACAAGTATCTTTTCCGGCAGGCCCATGGTATCTTTTTCTCCGGCTTCGCCACAGATAAAGTATACACCATCTAGCTTATCAGCTGATAAGTGTCTTACCATTTTATGTACTCGGCGTAGCTGTGTAAGCTCGCCTTCGTATGCTTCTAGTTCTAAGTTCATATTCCTGCTGCCTCACAAGCTGTTCTAACTGCTTCGACTTCTTCTGCATTGTTAGCAAACACTTTGACCCAAAACTTAGCGTTGATAAGATCGTCAATCATCTTAACTTGTTCACTGCTGAAGCGAGTAAGTAACTCTGCACCAGATGCACTAAGATAGATTAACCAAGGACTAATCTTTGCGGATCTAATATCATGTACAGCACGTGGTGTGCTAACTACTTTAAAGTATTCTTGCCAATCACAACTGTTATCGTCAGCCCATTCAGCAAGATATAATATGCTACGTTCTAGAGCTCGTAAGCCAGTTTCTTTCTTTACATACTCCAACAAGAATTCGTTATATAAACTATCCTTGTTCCAGTCAGCTAGCTTCTTGCCATTCTTAATTAACCACTCAGCAAACTTCTCTGGATCTAGATACTCATTGCGTACACAACTACGTCCAAACTTAACAAAGCCTTCATAGTATTGACTACGGATAAAGTCTTCCATGCTTTTAGGTTTGGCAGCGGCTGTGTTTAGTTCATAAAACATTTGAAATACTCTATATCCTAAACGAACATGAGTCATTTCGCGGTCGGCCCAGCGCCGCTTCTTTGGACACATATGCGCGGCTAGAGTTCGCTCGTTACGAAACTCTTTTTCACACCACTTGCAGACAGTGTCACTTTCCAAAGATGTCTTTGATGGATTTGTCGTCGTAACCATGTGCCTCTGCTAACTTTATTAGATCTTCTTTGGTGTTTAATTCTAGCAACATATCAATCTCGCTGGATTTCAGCAAAGGATAAATGCCACTAACAAAATCTCTAACTTTATCTTTTTTCTTTTTACTGTTAGGTGGTTTAATGTAAGGATGGAATTCAACTTTGCCAGACCCTGCCGCAGTCATCAATAGCCACTGTAGTTCTGGATGCTTACTAACATCGCTAAAGTTTTTGTTAACAAGTTCATTAATCATAAACAAATAATGTGCGGCATTACGACCTTGTGCGCTACTAGCATAACGCATCATCATCCAAGGTACAAATGCTTTCTTCTGTTCATCAGTCAAGCGACTATAAAAGCTTCTGTCCTTTTTGTCCAGTGCTGCCATAATATCTTTTAATGGAATAGCAGGTTCTTTTTTAGTTGTCATAATTTGATATCTAAGTCTACTTGTTCCCAAGGAAGATGATTCTTGCCAAAATGTCCATAGTTTGTAGTATCTGTTAATTGTACACTAAACAGGTCGAACTTGTCAATGATTCCTTTTGGCGTGAGGTCAACATTTTTTAGAATCCAATCAGTAAGCTCTCGACTGTTGCCATTGCTTTCAACATAAAAGCTCATTGGTTCTTTAACACCAATTGCATAGCTAACTTGGCATGTGGCCCAGTCTGCATATCCACCTGCAACAATGTTCTTAGCCAAGTAACGCATCATATAAGCGGCACTGCGGTCTACTTTGGTAGGGTCCTTTCCACTAAAAGCACCACCGCCATGAGGACTATAGCCGCCGTAAGTATCGACGATGATTTTTCGTCCTGTGAGGCCTGCATCCCCATCAGGGCCGCCAATAACAAAACGGCCAGTAGGATTAATGTAAAACTCAGTGTCATTATCTAGTAACTCCTTAGGAAGAACTTGTCTAATAATTGCTTCTACTGCATTACGAACGCTTTGTATAGTTACATCTGGGCTATGCTGTGTTGAGCATACCACCTTTGCAATACGCTTTACTGTAGCATCGTCATTGTATTCCATAGTAACCTGACTCTTAGCATCGGGACCTAGCCATGTGCCATTAGCAGACTTGCGAGCTTGCGCCAATGTTTCTACAATACAATGGCTCCAATAAATTGCTGCCGGCATGTAGTTAGGTGTTTCACGGCAAGCATAGCCAAACATGAGGCCTTGGTCGCCGGCGCCAAAATCATCAGTACCCAATGCGATATCTGCACTTTGTGGATGTAGTTCGTTGTAGATTTTTAGATGCTGCCAATGAAAGCCTTCTTGCTCGTAACCAATACGTTTAACAGTGTTACGCACAATATCTGCAATCACACTCTTGTCAATTTCTTTAGTACTCTTATACTCACCAGCTAATGTTACCATGTTAGTAGTAACCAGTGTTTCTATTGCGGCTCGATGAGCGGTATTCTTATCTAGAATATATGTTGCTACTGCATCGCTAATTAGGTCTGCGACCTTATCTGGATGCCCTTCACTTACGCTTTCACTTGTAAACAAATAACTCATTGGTCGTCCTTATCATATTCAATTACGCTGAATGTTTTTATACCCTTGCCACGTAGTTTAACTGTGCCTCCTAAGAAACTTAGATCAATTACACATGCATAACAGATCTCGATTGGATGTACGTTAAACTTTTTAAGCAACTCAATTATAGCTAGTGCTGTTCCGCCTGTGGCGTTTACATCATCAATAATTAGTACATTTTTTAATGCATCCAAAGGTGTATTAGCCTTCATGTGCAAACTAGTTTGAGCATACTCATATTCAAACTCAATGCCCACAGTTGGAGGTGGTAACTTACCAGGCTTGCGTACTAGGTGTAATGGTACACCTAATGCTACTGCTACTGGACTACCCCAAATGAATCCTCTAGCATCAGGTGCTACAATATCTGTGATGTTATTAGCCCTAGCAAACGCTGTAATAGCGTCTACAGTGGTTTTAAATGCCGCTGGCTTATACAGTAAGCTAGTAACGTCTTTGTACTGTATGCCGGGTAACGGAAAGTCTGGGATGGGGACAATTTCGCCCTTTAGGTTATATGGGTCAGTATCGAGCATTAGATTAAATCCGCAATATCAATATCTTGAACTTTGTTAGCTTCTTTAACAAAGTAAGCACACTTTGGTTTTGGACCGCCGCTCAAAGGTACGGCAAGCAAATGCCCGTTTTTTAGTTTTGGAAAATACCATTTAACATCTTGATAGATGTTTGTAATTGCAATTTCTTTTGCGCTTATTGAAATGGCTTGCAAAGGATTCATTACAAGTGCTTGAAATCCTCTGTTGTTTAAACTAGCTAAAGGAATAACTTCAAAGCCGCTGTATTCCTCGTCACAAATTAATATGCTCCAATCCATTGGCATCTGTACAGAGTGTTCTCCAATCTGCAAACAGATAGCCGGAGCATGAAAACTCTCCAAAAAGATCAGCGGCAGAAAAAAGAAATCAACATTATGTTTGTCGCTGGCATCTAGCACACAGTACCTAATGTCATCTATTTCATTTGGTACTGTATCTAAATCATATGATACGTTATCTACTGTTAGTATTTTCATTTTCTTTTCCAAATAGTTTGTTTAATTGGTTTACCATATTAGCAAAGACACTTTTACCTTGTCGTCGCCCGGATGACATTATTTGCATCTCTCCGGAGCGCCAGCCACCTGTTGACGAGTGCCAGATAAATGCAGGAGACTTTTCACACCATTCACTGTGAACGTTGAACATACCTTTTAAGTCGCAACCACAACCAGTGCAACGTCCTTCTAGTTTTAAAAAGGCTTTGTCTGTTTCCGAAAGATTTTTATGTTCGCCTAATGTCATTTGTATTCAACCTTAGTCATTGTGTATCTAAAGTTTTGCTCTTTATAGTATTCTTTACGCTTGGTCATGTGACGCTTGCTGTATTTTAAGTTACTGGTAAGGTCGACTACTTGTAGGTAATCCTTATCCTCCGCTTTACGGATTCCTCGTCCAATGCTTTGTATAACGCGGACAAAGCTCTTTCCGGGCTCCAGAAGAACCAGATTAAAAATACGGGGGATATTAATACCCACAGCGGCCACACCGTAAGTCGCCACAATAATCTTGTTATTAGTGTCCGAAACTTCATCATATTCCTTTTGACGATCTGTTGTTTTCATTTCGCCACTGATGAACACCCAATCAGGGTTACGTTCCATTAGCATCTCACCTGTAGCGATCCTATCAATAAGCACCAACGTATTACCGCTGTTGCTTAAACCCTTTACTATACTACTAATCTGATCTATTCGTTTTGGATCAGATACCAACCATTTTAATTCTTGAGCGTAACTACCAAAACCAAGAACACCATCTTGCAACTGTAGAATGTTAATATCCAAGTCAGCAAGCACACCCATGTCTTGCAATTCTTTACTGCTCAAGTTACCAATGACTGGACCAATGCTACAAATACAACCAACTGCTTCGTATTCGTCTTTGGGAATGGTGCCAGTTAGTCCCCAACGGATAGGAACATTGCGGAAGATACCACTTAGCTGATCCCGCAATACATCTGCTTTAGCTTTGTGTACTTCGTCTACCATTACGCATACAACACCATCAAGGAATTGTTCTACATCTATGTCTGCTTCACCCGCTTTTGTTTTCTTTTCTAGGATAGCAAGACTTTGCCACGTACAAATAGTATGAGTTTTACCAAACTCTTTTCTATCACCGAAGAACACACCAACATCTAGCCCCATGTTCTTATAATCTTTTTCCGTCTGTACAACAAGGTCCTTGTTGGGTACAATAACAATACTACGCCCATACGGTTCGCATTTGTTACTAAGTACTGCGGTAATAAGTGTCTTGCCGGCACCGGTAGCAATCTGCTGTAGACATTGCGGGTTATCTAAGAAACGATTAATTACTTCTACTTGATAGTCACGTAAAAGGATAGGCTCGCCTGCACGTGGGTGCTTGGCGGGCCATGCAATATGTTCATAGTCAGTTTGAGTTACATGGTCAAACTTAAAGTCCCATTGTTGTCTCTGGTCGTCTACTTCAACTTGATACCCATCAGCAACTACTAAAGGTAACAACTTATCTAAAAGATTAAAGTATGTGCGGCCACCAACGTCACAATAACGTACACAGCCATCCCACCGCCCTAGCTTATAAGCGGGCATATGGTATGCATATGGCAAAAAGTATTTCACCGCGTCTGAAATCTTACGCCGTGTTTTTACATCAAGTCCAACAAACTTTACATTAACTTCGTCGCGGATTTCTAGAATAACTTTTTGCATACTACATAATATATACTAATATCACTTATTTGTCAAGACACAAATAAGAAAAATCCCCCGGGTATTACTACCCGAGGGAGCCTGCCTAGGCTGTGGGAGGTGCTTAGGCAAAACGCTTCATACAAGTCGTCTCTGCGAGGTCTTTCCAATTCTCAGGCGCCATCTTCTTAAGGTCGGCTACCTTGAGTACCATACGCAAGCTGATCTCACGCAAACGAGCTGACTTCTCCACCATGAAGTCTACAACTTCTTGGTCGCCGTCATCACCAAAATCATACTCGGCAAGCATACCATCCTTAACAATTTGGTTGATACGCAAGAAACGGTCAGCACTACTATCCATTGCAAGGTCAATATAGTGACAACGTGACATCAGCGCAGACAAGTGGTCTTGAATCTTTTTGCTACGAACGTTCTCAAAGTTAACGTTAGTGATAAAGATACAGCCACCCTTAAAATCAAAACGGTCTGGAATGCCTTCACGACGCAGAGCGTTACTTTCGCTCTTCCAGCTAATTGTACGCTTCTTACCTGAGTCAAGCACAGCCTTGAGCATGTTCAAGCAGACCTCATCAAACAAGATGCTGTCACAGTCATCAAACACAAGGATGTTACCTTCCTGACTGTTATTGTACAGCGTCTGGAACAAACCAATCGGGGTCATCGAACCCTTAACAATTTCTGTACGCGGTGCCTTACCACCAGCGAGCTTATGCATAGCTTCGTACTCGTCAAGGATCTTCTCGACACCAAAGCTCTTACCAACACCTGGAGGGCCGCTAACAATTAGACCACGCACAACACCGTTAGCAACAGCGTCCGTCATTTGGTCTAGAATCGAAAAACGCTTGCGGATACGATCCATTGCTTCTTCAGGCGTTTCCTTCTTTTTCTCAACCTTTGGTGCTTCTGCAACAGGCGACATCTGCGTGACAGTTTCACCGTCAGCAGTTACATACTCAAATGAGTTAGGATCTTCTAGCAACACACGAATTGCACCTTTATCTTCACCCAACAGTGCGCGGGCGTCGACTGTAGCGAACATGCCCTTCTTGCCAATGTTAACTGGCTTCACCATTGGAAATACAGTGTTAATGATTGGGCTGTTACGATAACTGCCCTGCTTAATATTAATCAACATAGTTTTTGCTCCCACACAAAAATTTAACTTACTTGTATATAATAACAGATTTTAGCAACTTGTCAACCGAAAATTGCATCAACAAGCATCCAAAAAGCGAACCAAGCCCAAACTGCCCCAATAATTACAGACAAAATATCTGCTCCAGCTGGGATAACATCTTTCCAAAAGATCCCAACTAAAACTAGCAATCCAATTATTAGCAAAACAGTGAACATCTTTTTCGCTCCCTATATATACATAATAGCAGAAACTGAGTATAAGTCAACCGGTTTATTGCGGTTTTAGGGATAAAAAAGTTGTATAAAAACAACAACTTATCCCACCTAAAATGTTGTTTTTAGCCACAAAAAAGCCCTTATAAATCAATGACTTACAAGGGCTAAAAATTTGTTAAAAAACAACAACTTATCGAAGGTTATTGCTCTCTACATGTACGCTCTTTGTACACTTGCCCATCGCTGGTCATAATTTCTTTCCATTCACTGCATACAATCACCTTTGTAACTGTTACAGGAGCAGACTGAACAATAACTTGCTTTGTTTCTTTTTCTTTTTCTTTTGCGTCTGCAATAACGGCACCTAAAATAACACCACCAATTAATGGTGCTACCCAATTGTCGCGGTGTACAATTACAGGACCGTGTCTATGATGATGTTGAGTTTTATAACCATTGTGATAATGGTGACCGCCAGCAAATGCAGGTGTAGCTACTGCTAGAGCTAAAAATAATGCTATAACTTGTTTCATGAATATTCCTTACCTAATCACTTCGGTGTGTTTACCCTTGAGGGATTTCTTTAAAGACTTTTTCCAAAGACGCTTTTGTTTTTCTTTGTCACCGCCGATAATAGCTTCATAGTATTTCATAATTAGTTTTTTAACTTTCATACAAATACCCCCTATAACATTATTTAGCTGATTACAATATCTTCCATGCCTGCGGTACGTAGTCTTGTAATATGACCAATTTGCCATTGTTTAGTATCCAGGCCCTTCATGATACCTAAAAACTTATTGCGTAATAAGCTAAATTGGTTGCATAGGTGAGTGAGTGTAATAACACTCTCCTCACCGTCAACAAACTTCTCTGCATCTCTGCTACTGAGTTGTCTATTGTATGCTTCCAAATACTTTCTAAATACTTTACTGCGTTCTTTACGTAGCTCAATATTCAAGTGTTCAAGAATCGCTTCAATCTCTTGAAGTTGATTAAAGCGATGCTCGGTGATACCTGGGAGGGCGGCACTGGATTTCTCCAGGCTACCCTTTATCCTACACTCGTACTTAGCGTTTTCAATTTCATCTTCAAAGTAGGAAATACAATCTATTATATTGCCTAAATCGTCAACTACTTTATTATACCAAGTACTCATGAATTAATCCCAGTCGTTATAATCGTCATCTTTAGATTCATCGTTGTCTAAAAGATAATCAAAGTGACTCTTAATTGCGGCCTTCATCGCTGAATCAAAACTTTGAACATGATCTTCGATATCATCTAAACTTAAATGATCTTCAAAGGTTCTTAGTATTGTTTCTGCGAATTCAACTCGATCCTTCTTTGGGATATGTACTTTTACAATATCCCAAAGTTCATCGAGAAGTGCTACTTCAGGACTCATCTGCGTATTCCTCCGGTGCTGGTTCAAAGTCATCAGCAGAAGCATCCTCTACAGTATCTTTACTTGCAAGGGGATTTTGCTTCCACTCGTCAATAATTATCTGTAGCTTATCTCCGGTCCATCCTTTTCTGAACTCTTTAACGATTTCACCTGTAACTGGAGAAGAATAAGTTAGCCTGTTACCTTCTTTAACTAAAATTCCTTTTGCTTCAAACATATCTAATAGACCGCTATACGGATCCATCCCAGACTCATAAGGAATTTTAATTTGTACGCTTTCAAACGGCTTGCTATAACGAGTTTTCATTACCTTACAAGCACTGCGAATACCACGTACTTCGCTGATCTTGTTGCCGTCCTCATCTTCTTTGAGTTTGAGCTTACGCATTGCAACAACAATACTTGATGCATATACGAAGCCTTGACCACCACTGATCTTATCATCTGGATCAAACATATCCTGGCTAGCATACGTGTGATTGGTTGCAACAAGACCGATTGGATATGGGGCAAGCATGTTGACAGTATTACGAACAAGTGCTGTTAGTGCTTTAGGCTTACGGCCCATATCGCCTTTCATGTCACCTTTCTGAAACTGATCTACGTCAGTTGGAGTAAGCAACATGCCTAGACTGTCAATAACAAACAGAAGTTTAGGCATTTCTTCATATTTTAGCGCACCATAATTGGCTTTGTAGTCCTTCATGAAGTCTGAGATGGCTTTGGCCACATCGTCAATCATGCTAACACTAATACGAAGTAGTTTTTCAGGGCTGGTATCAACCTCTAGGGCTTTCAACCATTCTTCATCAAGTGCGTTCTCGGAGTCAAAAAGAACAACTTGACAACCCATTTTTTGTGCGTGTCGCACAATATTACCGGAACAAATAAATGATTTACCTGATCCTGATTCACCAGCAAACACACTTACCTTGCCCAGAGGAATACCTTTGTTAAAGTCTCCGCTGATAAGATAATTTAGTGTGTAGTTACCAGTGCTGATCCAATCACGTGGGTCATGAAAACCAGCACTAATACCGGTGATACTTTTAGTCAGACCAGTACGAAACTTGGTCAAGTCAAATGGTTTTTGCATAAGCTACTCCTTAGGCTTGCTTGCGATTACGGATCATTGCAAGGATGTCATCAGCTGACTTCTTTGCGCCATCGCTTGCTGCCGGAGCAGGAGTTGGCGTTTCTACCTTTGTTTCTGGAGCCGCATCAAACGGTGCGTCTTTGTCTTCATCCACAACTGGTTTTGCCACTGGGGCAGGAGTTGGCTTTGCTACTGGAGCACTTGCCTTCTGAAGAGTTGGGCTTGGTGCATTAGCTGGAACTTCTACACCATATGGCTTGTAGTAATTACCCCAACGTGATGGATCATATAGATCACCATTTACACTTGCTTCAAACATTTCAGCAATTGCCTTGTAATGTTCAGCACTCGGACGAGCTGGCAAAAATTCGTTTAGATCAAAAAGACCAAACTTGTCAATTGATGCTAGTTCAGTTTCATCCAAACTGCGTTCCTTACGAGCCCACTTAGATGTGCTGTAATCTGCGTACTGACCCTTTGTTGTCTTTGACAAACGGAAGTCTGTGCCATTTAGATAATCTGTTGGAATATTTTCCATATCAGGATCCATTAGTGCAGACTTAATAATGTTAAAGATCTGTGGACCAATTACGAAACGACGAATTGGATTTTCTGGGCGGTCTTCGTTAAGAGGATTCTCTGTAACAAAACCTTGGAAGATGTAAGACTTCTTCTTCCAATACTTACGACCCATTTCCTCTAGTGCCGGATCCTTAAACCAAGGACGTACTTCTGTTAGAATTGGACAAGTATCGTTGTACATTTCACCGCAAGGTACCTGTACTGTTACAGGCTTATTCTCACCACCAACTACTCCTGGGAAGGAAAGTCGGATCATCTGACGTTCAACCCAAAAGAAATCATTCTTTGCGTTGCCATCGGGGAGGAAGCGGAATGTTGCTGAAGCGCCTTCTTCGATATTCCAGAACGGATAAATTGCGTTATCGCTTTGCGCTTGGTTGTTGTTGGAACCTGGTTTCGATTCCATTGCCGCGAGCTTTGCGCGGATGTCTGCTAATGAGGCCATAATATTTCTCCTTTGCCATATGTGCCATGTTTGTTCTTTATATAAGAACTTTGTTTAGTTTAATGCCTAGATAGAAAAAAGTCAAGAACTTTTTTCTAACAATTTTATTTATCTTTCTTCACTGAATACAGAACAAAAAGCCCCGTATAATTTTACTTATACAGGGCTCCGTGTTTCAAACATTTTTTCTGATTAGTTACTCTGCAATGAACTCATCCAAAAACTTTTCGTAACTTTCGGATTCAGTCATACCGGGTACAGTCTTTACTCTTGCTTCATTGGCACAAAGTAAACAACTCTTAACAGTCGTATATTCAAACTGATTGAGCGATCCGCCTGCATTTAGCTTCTTACTAATATTCTGAAGATAATTGCCCAGTACCGGATTTTGAGCGGCATAACCCATTTGTGCAACTTGATGTCCAAGTTTTGCATGTGGTGTCGCAAAATCGAGTGTGTCACCTTCACTTAGCAAGTCTTTTAATCCTTCAAATGATTCGTTAGCTACTGCTCTAGCAATAGTACCTTCAAAAGAATTTTGTCTTGCCATAGCACGTTTGATACTATCCATAGCATTTGCTACACGATCATCAAAGTGCGTTTCAACAAACTTACTTTCTAAGTCAACACCATCTTCTAAAATTTCAACGCTGTAACGATCTTCTAAACTTTCAACTGCGGTAGAATAAGTCTTTACACCAGATAGCTTATCAAAAATAGTTCTAATATTTTCAATGTTTTCAACCGCCATAGTTACATACTGCTCGTTTGCTTCGTTAACTAAATTAGCACCACGAACATAACGAACAAACTCACTTAGTTCACGATACTCTTTAGCCATCTCAGTAATTGATTGGCCTGTACTATCAAACATTTCGCCGCCATTATGAATGTGACGTGCCATAGCGCGAGCGGCTCTTAAACTATTTTCCTGCATCTTAAACTTTTCTTCACCACGCTGAATATAGATACTGTGGATGTTTCTACTACGGGCTCCACGTGATTCCTCATTAACAGGCTTTCTATGTTTAACAACAATCTTAATGTTGTCAAGTGGTTGATAGCTAGTCTTTGTGCTGCCTGTCATTTGGCCAAAGCCTTCCATTACATCCGCCATATCTTTCTCCGAATTTTTAATTATATTAATTGCTTCACCCTTAGCCTTTAGTTTTTTACCAAACACTTTGTAGTCAAATGTAACTTCAGGACTTGAATTAAAAACTAACTTTTTAAGCTGTTCTCTTACAGGATGATCGCTTAGATCTTCACTGGTAGCTAAACTTACTTGCATACTGTTTAAATCAATTCTAACTAAGATGTTAGGTTTATCCACTAAGAAACGTGTAGCATCTTGAGGATCTACAACTAACTTACCTTCTGGATCGTATGACTGTACAGTATATCCGTAACCCTTTAAAAGGTTAAAAATCTTTTCTGCAAGTTTTTTTGTATTAACTGCCATAGTATTATCTCCTAATACTATTTATCAATTCAGCTATCTTATGCAAAGGCTCGCAAAGCAGATCGGTTAAAAACTCTAAATCTGTTATTCGTTCGAAGTTATGAAGTTTATAGTCTATTGTGTGCGTAGGAGTATTATAAAAATAAACAGCTAGTTTACTTACTTCTACAGGATCAGTGGTATCAAATTCATCTGTAATTAGCTTAAACCCATGACTACGAAGATGCGTTATAGAATTCTTAGGCCCATACATTATAGGGGTTGCGCCTGTTAAAAAACTCTTGTAAGTTTTTTCAGTTAAGCCAGCTGGTCCGCCCATTGGGGTGGGTATTTCATTACCCATATATGTTTCGGCGCAGATATTAAATTTGTATTTGTTAAACCACTCTGCTAGCGGAGATATTACATCTACCCAATTTACCGAAGGGCCTTCTAAAAATTTTGGAAAATCGTGATTAGACAAGAAGTGTAATTGTTCATCAGTATAGGTCTCTGTTTCTTTATACTTAATAGTAGTTACATAATTATGCTTAGATAAATTATATGCTAGGCTCCAATCTGTTTTGTTTAAAATTTGATGTTTTTCTAACTGTACTAATAATTCTACTCTGCTTTTTCTAGGTTTAAATAATGGTACGGCACAAAAATTTGTAGAGTCTTTTTCTAACTTATCTAGAAATTGTTGTTTTATTGTACTGTCGAAAATAGCTTGGGCAAACACTTTGTCAACTATTGCTGTTTGGACTGCCCAGTATTCGAACGGAATTTTATAAATGTTAAGAGGTGGATAATCTGATAACTGAAAACAATAGCCTACTAAAAATAACATCTTTGGCTTTATGTTTAGCTGTGTCAAAATTTCTATTAGATGAGGCCTAGGCGGTCCGTATAGTGTACCACCTTCTTCAAAATCATTTAACGCAACAATATAATTTTCCAATAAACGTTTTAATTTTTGCTTCCCTAAACAATTTATGTGGTCGATAGTTATTTCAACAACTAAATTGTCAATAGGTGGAGGATTTAATAATAGTATGTCTATGTCTATGCCAACATTTCCATAATACTTCCCAATCTCTATATTTTTTAATTTAGAAAAAACATAAGGCGAAAGTATATCTAGTGAATTTAAGTCCTGATTGCGCCGAAACGTTCGACCATCATCAGGTAAAGTAAGAATTCGTGATGTATTATTGTGTAAAAAGCTATCAACAAATGTTTGCCATGTGTAGCTGGTAATTCGTTTTAAAGAAAGTTTTTCGATGTGTATCATTATAGCACCGGCATCGGAGAATCATATTCGTCCTCTTGTAAAAATTCATCGGTGCTCAAACTATTATTTACTGCACTAAACACTTGATCTTCGAATGTGCTAATATATGTAATCATGCGTATAGCAATTAATAAACTCATAACTAAGTCATCTGTTTGACCCGGCTTTGCACTATAGCTATTACCGCGAGCAACGAAATTCTTAAGTTCACTAATTAACATTTTACTATTAATAGTAATCTTATTTTTTTCAACCAAACGTTTTAAAGCAATAGCCGCTTCAACTTTGCTCTTATGATTAGTATGGAATCCTTTACGGCCTTTATAACCTTGAATACGTTTTGGTTCGTGTAAGAAATCTCCCGGGAAATTTTCTTCACCAGTATCTCTAATAACAACCAGTGCGGCTTCGCCGATGGTGTTATTTTCTACAGACCAATAAATCTGATGAGCGCCACGTTCTTTGATGTACTGCATGATATCCATCATTGTACGCATTTGGCCTTCAATAGGTGTTTTATTATTGCACCATTCTGCAACCTGAATCATAGAAGGTAATTCAATAACCTGAATACCTGCGTTGTCGCCACCTGTGCCGGCGCTTGGGTCTAGCGCAACAACATACATGTTTGCTGGACTTATATGCTTATACCAACGTACTTGTCCCATACGTGAAATAGGTTCGGCGCCTTGTAGATCTAAAAGTTTAATTGCACTAATCAGTGTTTCGTCATAGATAATAAATTCGCATTCGTGTTCACGACGGAAACGTTCATCACCAATACGACTACGTTCTGCATCAGCCCATGCTTGATCTCGGTCAGGATGTTCATCCCATTTAGCAAACATAGGTTTGAAACCGTTTACACCTACCGCAGTTTCATTTCCGTATTCGTCATAATTTTTATTTGCCGCTTTCCAAATCTCTGCAAAAGTATCTTCGTCACTGCTAGGTGTGCTAGTAACAATACACTTACCACCAGTACTTAGTGTAGGTGATAGCGAAGCCCAAAATTCTTTAGCAATAGTGTTACGCACGAATGCGAACTCGTCTAAGTAAATTAGCGAGATAGACATACCACGACCAGTGTTTTCTGTAGTTGTGGTACTTACAATACGACTACCATTATCAAAGGTAATACTACCTTTGTTATATTCAGTAACACCTGCGCGAATATGATCAGGTACGTTTTCATATGCGTAACGAATACGTGTCATAATTTCACTCGCACCACTTTGCTTATGAGCCGCAACTAAAATTGTACTGTCTGGTACAAACATAGCATACCAAAGCAGATAGCCGGCAGCAACCGTAGTTTTACCCATCTGTCTGCCCAGCATGTTAATACTGTAACGATAGTCATTATAGTTTTTGATAAGTTCTAACTGATAGTCAAACGGAACAAACTTTATCGCACCTTTAGTTGGGTGCTGAATCATCATGTATTTTTCCATAAAGTATCTAGGGCCTGTTTGTGGATGACAACATGCTCTAAATTCTTTTAGCGTATCGTTAGTATATGCTACTTTAGCATATGCTGATTTTGTGAGACTGCTCTCTACTGTACCTTTTGCCATACTTATATTTATCGAAAAAAAAGCCCGCCTAGGCGGGCTTTTGAACTCCAAAAGAGTTTATCTTATGCCAATCTTTTTTGTAATTTGTCACGTAAAACATTGATTAATGTCTGTTTGTCTGTGTTATATTTTACGTCTGTTGGCATTTCTTCGTCTTGACATCCACATGGTTCTTCAGCTGGTGCTTCTGGCGCATGTGGTTCAAGAGCCACAGCAACATCTTTCATGCTTGGCTCTTGTTTGGCACCATCGCTATTGTAGTTAACACCTGCTAACTTCAATATACGATGTAACTCTTCCATATCTTTAGCTGACGCATTAATATTCAATGTTGCGTCGCCAATTGTCTTGCTTTGATTAAAACTTACAGTAGTTGTTTCTTGAGGTCCTACTGCGCCTGGCATTGTTTCAGGACCTGGAGCATAATAACCTTCTTGTGCTGGAACTTTTGATTTGCCTGTTAGCTTATCAATAGCACGCTTTTGGCCGGCTGATCGACTAGCTGTTGGGCTGTATAGTTTACGATCCATAGGTGTACCAAAGTTCTTGCCTGTGGCTGCTCTTAACTCATCACGTACTCTAATACCGTGTGCGCGACGCTCTTTTTCGTCTTTAACAGACTTAGAAACGTAGCTACCAAGTGTTTGTGGTGATAGCTCGTCTAGCTGTTCATCTTCTTGCGTTATTGAAAGTGCTTTACGCACACCAGCTTTACGATTATGATACTTTCTTGCTGACTCTGCATCTTTATTGCGATCTGCATGATATGCATCACGTTCCTTTGATGCTTTGTCTGCATACGATGAAAGTGTTTTGTTTGATACTTCATCAACTGGTTCACTATCTGGTACTGGTAATTCTTCGACACTTCCGACAATGCTGTCATAGTCGTCCATGCTTAATGGACCATCTTTTGACATTGCAATTAGACGCTCTACTACATCATGTAAAACTATATCATCTTCGACTTCTTCTCTAGCAAATTCTAAGACACGTAGTAACAGTGGAACATCCATACTCACTGTATCTACTTCATCGCCACTGCTAGCATCATCGGTTGGATCTTCGTCACTATCCTCTAACGAACTTCCCACTGCATGTCCGACTGCGCCAGCAACACCACGTGTTACTGCGCCTGCTCCAGCAAATGCTGCTCGGCCAGCCATAGCACCTAGCATTGGTAAGATTTCATCAAGCTGTTCATCTTCCTGCACACGGTCATAATGACCTGCTTCTAAATCTTGAATAACTTGCTTAGTCCAGATGCTTACATCGCTTGATCCAATTTCGTCTAAGCCATCGCCGCCGGCATATTCTGCAACATCATCAATAGCTGCCATAACTTTTACAGGACCGTACTTGCTTAATAGGTCTGCATGTTGCATCATAATGCGACGAGTAATTGAACTTGCTACTGCATCAACGCTGTCTTGATCTTCGTTGACATTTTCTTGTGCAGGTTCTTGTTTTTGTGCTTGCTTCATTAGCTGAACAAACTTACTTCTTAATTGAGGATCTGATAAAATTACTGTTAGCGCATCTGCATAAGGATCTAATGCTTTTGCAAGTCCAGGTGTTAGTGTTTTACCTGAACCTAATGCACCTAATGCTTTTGCTACTGCTGAGCCCGATTGGTGAGTAACACCTCTCATTGCATTAGCACCTGATACTGCGGCGGCTGCGGCTGTTGACCCAGGCTTTGGTGCTGGATTCATTCCCATTTCAGGTGAAGGTGTTAGAGCTGGCGCTTCAAAAATATTAGACAAACGCATTTTTAATTCCTTCTTGAGCTTTGAGTGATTACGTCAACTTCTTTGTTTTCTACACCTCTGCCCATGTTTGCCTGACCGTGTAATGTATCCCACATTGGTTTTAGGTTGTCGCCCATAATTTCATCTTTAGTTGGATAATTTTTAAAGTAGTCTGCGCCTTTATCGGCTTTAATTTTTGCTAGGGTGTCTAAAAACTTTTTGTTATATTCTTCACCAAAATAAACTACATCTTCAATGCCTTCATTTTGCATTTCATAATGTGATTGGCCATCATCTTTTGCTAGTACTGCATCATCTTCAGTAACAGTACGATCCTTGTTATAAGCTGTACGGTCAGCGGCATTGTCAGATTCTAACTTACGTGGATCTTTAACGTTATAGCATAATACTCTATCGTGATCTAAACCTAAATGCACTGCTAACCAAACTTCTAAAATTCTTTCGTGTACAGGATACTTAAGTACAACATCTGTACTACATACTTCGCTAATTAACTTTACGCCTTTAGCACGAACAAATTCCATTGGGTTTTCTTGAATTGGTGTACGCTTAAATGATGCTACACTAACTACATTGTATTTTGCTAGGCACTGTTCAATGATGTCCAAGTGCTCAGGCTTGCAATCGGCAGCAATTTTGATTCTAAACGAATACTCTTTCTTAAAACTTTCTGCGATGAAATCTTTTAGTTGCATGGGTTTAATCTCCTGTTACAACTATTTATCATTTTAGTCAAAAAGAAAGGGGCCACTAAGACCCCTTCCCAATTTGTTTAATACTTTACAGTATTACGATACTACTAAACTTGTACCAACTGTTACAGCGGCGCCTGAGAAGTCGTAGCTGCCAACGGTAGATGTACCGATAGCCTGTAGCTGAGTTTCTAGTGATACTTCGTCAAACTGTGAACCGTCAACTACGCAGTGGATCTGACCACTGGCGTTTGATGGTAGGAAGTATGCTAGTGGCTGAACGATCTGTAGAGCACGCTCTACTGCTTCACGAGTAGCATCATCTTCAGTTCGAAGATCTGCACCTGTGTCAACCATGATTAACTTTAGATTATGTCTGCTAATTAGTGTACCTGTTGCAAATTCTGCAACGCCTGCACCATTACCTTTTGATTGTGGCATTTTTTTCTCCTAATAATTTTTAAGTTGTTGTACAACTATGTACTTATTTATCACTTTTACCAAGCATTTTTAACAATTCATTACGGTCAAATGTGTTAGAACTAATCTCTTCTGCTTCAGTGTCGCCTATCTTTTTAGCAGTTTGATCAACCCTAGCTTTTTTAAGCATCAAGTCAACTTGCTTTAGCTTACGACTTACTTTGCTGTCTTTGGCTTCTAGTGCAATTTTAAGCATATTTGCGGCATTGTTAAACACTTGGCCAGCAGCCATATCACTCATATTCATACCTAAACTCATAAGCTGAGTATAGCTATTCATTGCTTCTAGCGCAATAGCATCCATTTCACTGTCATGCACTTCCATACCGCGAACTTCTGCTAGTGCATTATCAATTTTTTCACTAATGCTAATAGCTTCTTGCACTTCGTCAATAGTAGTTAACGGCTGCTCTGTAGTTTCTACAGTAGCACCTAGTGCTTCTTCTAAAGGAGGAAGATTAAATTCTTCTTCTAACTTTCTTGTCATACTATTACTTATTACTTTTTCTTTTTACTAACTCTAGTTCTAGGTGTTCTTTTTTTATTGGTATGAAATATCTGGTCTTCATTAATAACTTTAAAACGTATACCTTTACGCAAACACCATTCTTGTGCCGCGGCCCATTTAGCCGAGTTTACAATAGTTGCAGCCTGATTCTTAGCTGTTTTTGCGCTTTCTAGTGTGGTTTGATTCTTAGGTTTAATTTCTACTAGTTCAACATGTGTTGAGCCGTTTTTGTCTACGTACTGAATCATAAAATCGGGTACATAGTTTGACCATTTATTTGTTAAGGGATTTAAGTAAGGAATCTTAACACTTTCATTTGCCCATTTCAAAATGTTAGGATGTTGGTCGCACATACGCATAAAAGCTAATTCCCAACTACTGCGAAAGTAGGGAACATTTTGACCTGCGTATTTTAAAGGGTTTTGTACAGTATAAACCCCTTGCGAAAACTGTTTCATGTTAGGGCTGTATTAAATCTTTGAACCTTGTAGCAGAATTATTTAAAGGACTAACTAAATTAATTCTATTACCGACAGGTCTTAGTGCATTGATTGTTTGATATGTGTCTATAGCTAATTTTAATGAACTATCATTAACACTAAAATAATCCATAGGATTTACTCGCTGTTGAGCTGCAACTCTAATTAAAACATTGGCCATTGCCTTTGCATTAGCATTTTTAAAACCAGACTTAACTAATCGTTGCTCAACTTGTTCTAGTAAAGTTGGATTAATAGGGTCATCTTTATCTTCAAATAATTTTGATAGTATGTCTGTGCTAGCTTCTGGAATAGGAAATTTAACTGTGGCATTTTCTAAGTACGCAACTAATGTATTTTGCGTAACTTGATATTTTACTTCATTACCAAATGTATCATATAAATTAACCGACGACATATATTATCCTCCGCCGCCCGGGCCTTTTGGTTTAGGACCACGTACAGGAGTTGTTATTTGATTAGTGATACCTGTGACTACTCCGCCAACCGCAGTCGATACTACTGCATTTTTAATACTTTTACCGTGAATAGCCGCAGTTAATGCATTGTCTGCTACACTGCCTAATAATCCTTCTAAGAAACTTTTATCCTTTTCAGTAGGTGCAGCGAATGATCCTTTTTTACCATAAATTGAATCAGGTTTAATACCACTGTTTACTGTTATTGTCGGAAGGCCTGATATTGGATCAATTTCTGGGGTTGGTTCAGATTGTGGTTGACCTGAACGAGGCACTGGTCCTAAAAACTCTAATGTACGTTCTGTGTCTAACACTACAGGTGTGCCATTAGGCACAAACGCAGGACCAGTAAAATTTTTACCGTCTTCAAATCTTAATATATCAACTTCAGATAACCCAAAATTAACATTTTGATAAACATTAAATGACTCGTATTCAAATGTCATGTCAAATTCCATAACTTCTGAACTAGCATAGTCTATGTCACTTGTTCTAAATCTTGTTAATGTAGGATTAACCAAGCTGTACTGTACTGCTTTATTACCATGATATAACACATAATCTATACGTTCAAAGAATGTAGATGTGAGATTTAAGTTAAAACCGTATGCATTGCTGTTCCATGCGTCGGTGTCTTGGCCAAACAGTGAATTTATAGTTTCTTTGCCAGGTGTTGTTGTGCCGCCAACAGTCTCTCTAGATGGGTCTTTTCCCTGTTTGTTTCTAGGATTCATATAATGATAGCTGTAATACTTCATAAAAAGTATTAACCATTCATTATTAATTGTATCAATTACTTTAATATCAACTGGCTGATATTCTACACCCGTATTAATAATACGTTTTCTGTTGTATTGATTTTTAGTATCTGTTTTAAATTCTATTTCAGGCAGACTTGCTGTTCTTACTAAGCTACTAATCTGTGTTCTAAAAGATGCATTATCATTGTACCAGCTTTCACCGTACAATTCACGATTAACAATGAAATTTATGTATCCATTAAATTTTTGGCGTGGAGGGTTGATATCTGGGCGAAAACCGTACGCATTACGAAAATCTCGTGCATAGAATTTATTATTTCCGCCATTACCAAAGATATCAAAGATTCTGCCTAACACACTCATGCACTGGACTCCAAAAAAAATTAGAAAGAGAGTATAGCTGTTGCCAGCTATACTCTTTCAATCATTAAACGCCAGGACTTAGTTCGTTTAGGCCAACATTATCTGGGAATGGGTTACCAGCACTTGTTCTGCCGTTAACATCGTTGTCACCTTGATAATGTGTAGCATTATCGTAACGAACCTGCATTGTAACAGTGATTGGCTCGTTAGTGCTGTAATCACTGTCGCTGTAGTCAACGTTAGTGAAGAAGCAACCTTCTAAGAACCAAACTTCGCTTGCGCCAGCGTTAACACCGTCTAGGATTTCAATCTGCATGTCAAACTTATAGTCTGAGCCAGCTGCTGGTGTTGATTGCTGGAAGTGATTTAGCTGACGCTGAATCTGTGCGCCAACTAGTTTAGTTACGCTGTTTGTAATATCGTCACGAACAACAACTGAGATCTGCTCCCAACTGTGCTTGCCCTGTAGATACATTCTTGAATTGTAGCTGTCAATGGTTACTTCTTCATATGTAATCTTTGGACGGCTAACGTTCTGTACGTTTTGTGTTAGCACTCTCGACTCTGCTTCACCACCGAAGCCGCCTAAGAAGCTAACGCGGAAACGGTACTTTAGCTTAGGCATTAAAATGCCAGAGCCATTGTTACCGGTAACAGGAACACCAAACTTTGATCTGGTTTCTGTTGTATTAATATTTGCCATCTTGTTCTCCTACGAACGGTTAGTTCTTTCTATGTAAATATTTATCATATAAACAGAAAAAACATTAACTCACGTTTTAATTTGACAAAAAAAGGGGCATTTCTGCCCCTTTTCCTGTTTAGTAAGTTTTTTAATCTTACTGTGATGATCCCAATGTATTCTGGATACGAATTGGAATATAAATGAACTCAACTGCCTTGACTGGCTGAATAGCGATGTCAATGTGTAGTTCGTTTCGGTCGATTCTTGCTGGTGTGTTATTTGTTGTATCACACACTGTTAAGAAGTCAAACAATCCACGCTGTGTTACTAGCTGACCTAAGAAACGATCAACTACCACCTTAGCGTTTTGACGAGTTACTTCGTCGTTTGGTTCAAACAAGAATGGCTTAACAATATCGTCTAAGCGTTCACGTAAGTAAACAACTAGACGTGCTACGTTAACACGATCCAATGCACTTGCTACTGGGTTTAGAGTCTTCTGACCAAACACAGCTAGGCCGCGACCTGGGAAGTTACCAATTGGGTTAATCTTGTTGATGTACAAGCTATCGCGTTGGCCTTCACTTAGTGCTACAGCTACATATTCAGCCGACGCCGCATCTAAGTAACCTACGCTTGTAGCGTTGCTTACTAGACCACGCTGGAAGCCAGCTGGAGCAAACCAAGGATAAGCAACCTGGTCGTTAAATGCTAGTGTACGTAGAGCAACATGACTTGCTGGCTGTAACACATTTGTACCATCTAAGTTTGTTGTTAGCGCATGTGGATAGTATACGCCGATGTATGGTGAACTTGCTGTTAAGCCATCTTCACCATTGCCGTCAGCATTGGCGCTGTTAGTAGCCCATGCTTGAGTAGCGGTTGCACTTGCGGCTAAACGTAATGGAGCATCAGCAACAATAAATGCTGTTTCCTTACGATCCACATTCAAGCTAACCATCTCATCAATTAGTTCTGGATAACCTGGTGCAGCGAGTAGGTTGAAACGATTTATTTCGTTTCTTGCTTCTTCGCTGGCTGCTACTGCGGCCTGCATCTGACGTACAATTGCGGCACGTTGAGCTTTACGTAGCATATATGGTGAGCCATCTGACTTGTTACCTGAGTAGTCAACCCACTTAGGACCAATGTCGTTACCTGCTACAATATATACTTCATTGTACTGCTTAACGTTACCACCACTTGCACGTTTGTTCCACGCAAGAATACCAACAGGGTAAGCATTTGCTCTTGGTGAGTCTGCATCCATTGTTGGCGACAACAGTGTTGCACGTGGGCGGAAATCGCCGAACACAATACCATCGCCGGTTACTTGATCAGTGTTATCAACAAGAACCCACTCATCATCTGCGCTCCAGGTATAGATTACAGGGAAGTTTTCTAAATCGCCGCCGTCGATCCATAAGTCGCCGGTTGCTAGTGTAGTTGAACCGTCGCTTTGCTTAGTTGGTTCAGACGCTGTTACTTGGATGTCTCCAGTGTATGTAACCCAACCATTGGCTGCATCATTGATAAGAATATCAATGTTGTCTACAGTTGTAACATTATCGTACCACAATGTGCCATTAGCAGTTTCGCCTACTAGTGCTGTACTGCTTGCTTCGTAACTTAATACTTCCCAGTTTGTATAAGCTGTATCTGATACTAAGTTTAAGTTTCCAGGACCAAATCCTGGTACATTACCTGCGGTAAATACAATGTCATAACCAGCTGTGTTAACGATTCTAACTTTACCGCTAACATTGCTAGCAAGAACAGTTGAACTGAAACTAACTGTTGTGTTAGCTAAAGATAGAGCTGAGTTAATATCTGTTACAATATCATCAACACTTGCGTTACCATCTGAATTATAATCAGAAGCAAGTTTAACTGGTACAGATGTACCGTCATTAATTGTAATATTAAACGAAACAACGTTAGCATTATGACCAGTTAATCTAATAGCTGTATCAGTAATCGCTGCGGTAGCTGTTACAGTTAATGAACTTGCACCGTTATGTCGACGAAGTGTAATAGTAGCATCAGCTGATGTAAAATCAGCCCATAAATCACCTTCGCTTAGTGTTGAACCATATGTGCTGTATGCACTAGATGAAAGAGTAAACTGTGCCACAGATTCTGTTGTCCACTGGCCAGTTGAAGCATTGTACACTTTAACAACAATATTTGAACCATTGTTAGGACTGTTTATTTGTAATGCTACGTCACCAGATGCTAATGAACCACCACCACTCTTTGTTGTTGGTAATGCTGTATGACGGCATAACTGGTAATCTTTACCGCTTGCCGAATCCCAACCAGCTGAACCAACCACATACCAAGTATTGTTGATCTTTTGATGAATTTTTACAGTGCTTGCTGTATCACCAATATTGTTGAAATACACTGCCGCGAAATCACCATTTTTACCATATGCTGGTTTAATAACTGTCGGTGACACCATATTTGATGTTAATGGTACACTAACAGATTGACGTACCCAAGCAGAACCGCTCCATGTTTTAACACCCCAAACGGTGTCATTAATGTCTACCCAATAAGCACCATTTGCAGGATCAGCCGATGGGGCTTCTGCACTTGCTGTTAGCTGATTAAGGTCAATGTTTGCTCTCATTACATAAGCACGATTTGCGATGCCTAGGAAGCTATAAGCTGCCATTAGACCGTATTCGTTTTGCTCATGACCATGTAGTGGTGTACCACCGCTTGTCTTGAAAATCGGATTACCAAAATTTGTTAGCAGGTCTCGTTGGCTGGTAATCAATTGTACCTTGCCTGCTGTTGCTGTTGTAGTATAAGCCGCTGTACCGCTGCCGTCTGGTGTACTCTTATCTTGTGCTGTTGCAATTATGATAAGAGGAACTGTACCAGTACCAGCTGGAGCATAAAAGCTCTCGTCAGTAACGCTTACACTTACACCAGGTGAAACTAATGTTGCCATGTTATTCTCCCATAGATAGGTTAAGTGAGTTTCCTATGCAAGTATTTATGCAAAATGGGAGAAAACCGGTATTATACGAATACCGGTGACATCAGTTTTATGGAAAAATGCTAAATAGCCTCAGATCGCTACCAGCTTTGGTTTTTTGATATTAGAACTAATCTCTGCTACACGCTCACGCAGGTCTTCCATTGTACCAGTATTAAAAATAGTATAATCTGATTTGAAGCCTACCCAGTTCCATTCGCTCTCATGAATGTCTCTGTATCGTGTCTGCATAATTTTTTTGCTTACTGCATTACCGGTATGTGCGCTGGATGCAATGTCATACCATTCAGGTAAGTCGCCTCGGCGTACCCAAATAATTTTGCCGCCCATTTCACGAATTAATTCAAGTTCATTTTTAAATCTTGCATCGCTAATAACAATAGATTCTTTGTTAGAAGTATTTTTTCTAATGCGATATTCTAAACTGTTAAGCCAAATATCTTGAGAGAATTGATTACGAAGCACATCGGTGCCTACAAGTTGTAGAGCAAGTCTAGGAGTAAAGTTATCAATACCTAGCTTGCGAGTCCAAAACATATCGGGTGTTTCTCGAAACTCTCGGCTTTCTACAGTGTCGCCTTCAAGTAACTCTCTGGGCCAACCAAACATTGCCGCACATACATCTTTAAGTGGTGCCGCAAAACTATCTTTTTTATAATTTAGTTTTACAAACTCTTGCGCGACAGTATCTTTACCGCTACCGATAAATCCAATCAATCCAATAATCATTATTAACCTATAATAAAACCAAGAGGACTATTACCTTCTTCCATATTATGGAGTTCTTGTTTTAGTTGCTCTTGCATCTGCTGTGATTCTTGTTTTAGTTCTGCGCCGTTAAGTTGAATAGCGCCGCCGGCTCCTGGTAAGCCTGAAGTGAATTTACTACGGGCTTCGCCTAAGTAATGTTTACACATAGCTAGTGCGTATGTAGCTAACCACGGACTTGCATATACGTCTCTAAGCAGTACATTTTCTGGAATAAAGTTAAAGACGCCGATCATAATTTCCTCATCATGTCGGATATTACGAAGAAGTTTTAGTACTTTGGTATTTCGATTCCAAAGGAAATTATACTCGCTACCAAATACACGACCAATAGTTTCTTTGTATTGTGCAAAGGCATCAAATACAGCAAGTCCACCAATCTGACCTGCTTGTAGCATGTACATGTTATTAAATGCTACGTCAAACGGATCAAAGTTAGTTCCGCCTCCGCTGTTAGTACCGATACCTCTGCGGTAAATTCTGCGTACCTCTTGTACTTCATCGGGAAGTGTATATTCTGTTACGTCAGGTTGAGATTGAATAAAAATTAAACTTTCTTCTACAGAACCTTGACTTAATTGACGATACTTTGCAAGAGCTTGGTCGATTGCAACATCGTAGTGGTCACGATCTAATTCAACGTCTACAATACCGTCAGCAAGACGTAGTTGTAGCTCTCGAATTAAATCTGAACGTCCGTTATATCCTATTTGGTTTGCTGGCATAATACTATTTATCTATTTAGAACGTACTAATTAGAATAATGTGCTCATTCAACCTACCATTCATGCATGTTTCTGTAGCACGAATCTCGTCAAACTGCTTTTGCATTTTAGTTCTAGATAGTTTGTTTGCACCTTTTAATAGCTCTGGCTTACGCACAGTTTTGCATACGCTCTTCTTAGGATCAAAGCCCACAATACTTGTACCTTTAATACTTAGTACTTGTGCCATAGAATCTGCTACATAACAACCTAGTTTTCGATTCTTTGAGTTATATACCCACAGAATACTGCTATCAATGATGCTTAAAGGATTAACACTTGCTAGCCCGATACTTGGCTCGCTTTCTTTAAACTTAATTTTGGAGATTAGCTTTTCTTTGCTAGGTGCTTTCTTAACACGTGGTTTGCGAACAGCTTTACCGGTGTTGATAAATGTATCACAAGCAACCATAATCTTTTCATAAAATGCTAAAAATTCTTTGCGCTTTTTAGCAGTCATATAGGAATAGCCTTCCTTAATCTGCTCATCCTTCCATGCTACAACTTCTTGTGCTTCTTGATATTGATTCCAATACATGTCTTTGATAATCTTAGCATGAGCTGCCTTGATTACACTAGAGTTATAAGTTTGCATCTGTGTGTGAGGATCAAACTTAGCTAACTCAAAATCATTACCAAAACATAACTGATCAACACAGTCATCCCATGTAGCACAAAGGCCAGTTACTTGCTCTTTCATCCTGTCTTGAATTGACATAACAGGCATTTTAACTTTTTCTACATCAACTGCTTTTTTTACTTTAGCAAGTTTTTCTGCTTTCACTAAGAGTTCTTTGTATCGTTCTTCTAAATACGTATGAGTGGAATCTTCAAGCTCTGCACCTTTGGTAGCCAAATATGCATACTTACCAATAGACGCAAATTCATAGTCGGGCAATACTCTGAGTACTGCGGATTTCTTTTTATCAAAACGTTCTGCGTATTTAAGAAAACTAGTGACTAATGTTTTGAGAGGTACTTCATAGTGGACAAAGTACATAGCGTCACTGAGTAAACGCTTATAATCCATCAAAACGCCATTGGAGTTTTTAAAAGGTTTAATATCTTTTTTTACCAGACCCCATTCGGGCATGGAAAATCCATTAATAGAAAGATTACGTTTTGCTTTTGCCATTTTAGTCAGTTGCCTCAATTACGTTTAAGACCCATTGTCTACGACGCCCATACACTATATTATCTAAGTGTTGATTGATTGTCGTAGGAAAATGATTATATCTGTCTTTTGCATAATATGTATACTCGTTGTGTACTATTGTTTGGGCAGTGTTTTGAACGTACTCAAATAAATTTGTTTTAGTAGATAACATTTTTGGGTTATTTGAGTATTCACCCCACTGCTTGACTCTATGCTGTGTTATAATAGCATAATCATGTAGAATGTCAAGATCTGTTTTTGGGTAAGTGTCCTTTACAAAATTGGATACAAGCTCTACAAACGAATTTACCGAATTACTCGAGTGCATGAATAGCGACAAACTGTGCGGCACTTGCCAGCTTAGTACCTTAGTATTATCAGTCTCAACAAAAAAGAAACCCGTTTCTTCCCACTTATAGAAAGCTGTTTCTAATGAGTTTTTCCAATCGGCAAATAGTTTATTATTATTGGTAACATATTTAATCAACTTAGAATAAAATTCAGTGTAGCTAATATTATTTAATTTATTTAAATATATTGCAATAATATCTGAGATGCCGTAAATGTGAAAGCCTAATACTGCCCAAGTATATAAAAACATTTCGTATAAATCAGAATTAGTTAAAGTACTAGATGACTTAATAACAGGTATACCTTCTAAAATATTGTTGTTTTCAACAATGTTTGCAGTTTCGTAAAATAAATCGTATGCTAAAAATGTTTTCATGTCATAACGATTCATATCATGTGTCATTGGTGCGTTTTCTAAAATCTGCAGAAAAAATGCATCTATGCCGTTATGTAAATTAGAATTTAAAATTTTTTCTATATTGTTTTTCCAACTATCTACAGTTTCTCCAGGAAGTCCTAGTATTACTTCAGTAAAAATAGGTACTTGAAGTTGTCTTCCATAGTCAGCAATATTAGAAATATCGTTGACATCCATATTTGTTCTTTTAATGTTTTTTAATACATCATCTGTTGTAGTTTGTAAACTTAAAATAAATCCAGTTTGAATATTTGCTTCTTTAAATTTTTTTACTATTGCAAACACATCAGCATTACTGTTTTTAGCATAGCTTACACTGATGCCTGTAGGATAACCGGTATCTAACGATAATTTAACAATTTTATCAGCTATTAATGCATCACGTTCTTTAAAGATACCAAAGTTAGCATTAGTCATGGTAAGAAATGGCATCTTCATTTTGCTAAACCATTCAAGTTCTGCAAACACACGCTCTAATCCAAACTTAATAACTTTACTTGCTGTCATGCTACCCCAGTCGCAAAAGGTACATTTATACGGACAGCCTCTGTCTGTTTCTAATGTAGGCATCCATTCTATATCGGGGTACTGTTCTATCAATTGATCAAAAATGCCGTCTAGATACGGACTAGGAACATTTAAATCTTTTATACGATCAGCTTTTATAATTTTAGGAATGTCTTTATTGTCAATTAATTTTATCAATATATCTTTGACAGCTTGCTCGCCTTCGCCCACAACTATAGTGTCAATAAATGAAAACTTAGAAAAAATATCTGAATTTTTATGTGGTAACTCGGGACCACCGAATACTGTTATTAAATTTGGATTAGCTTGTTTTAATTGTTCAGCTAACTTGTAACAATAATTTTTATTCCATACGTATATACTGAAAAATACTATGTTACAAGTTTTTAATTTTTCAACAGAAACGTCAAGTGGATCTCGTCTAAAAATCCAACTGACTGTGTGTACAGCGTTTGCTATTTTTTCAGCTTGTTTAGCATATGCCCATAGCAAGCCTACACTATAAGGCAAATAATATGCGTTAAGGTGTTTGGGCCCGGTCTGAAAATTTGGCTGAACTAGGCCGATATGCATAACTATTTTCCGATACTAAATTTCTTTTTAGCGTTAAATTCTACTTTATTGTCAACAATGTTACGCCATACTGCGATGGTTCTGTCCAGTCCATCATTTAGATCAACCTTAGGATACCAGCCTAAACGAGCTGTAATTTTATTGTTAGTGCTGTTAAGTAAATAAATCTCACCGGGACGTTTTGGTTTTGTATTCCAATTAACATGTCCGTCCCAGCCTACCTTATCAGCAATAATCTTTACATAATCTTTGATCTTAAGTGCATTGCTTGGCCCAATACAAAAAATTTCGCCAGCGCACTTTGTGGGATTGTTAATTACTGTTTCCCATGCATCTAACAAATCATCGATATAGATAAAGTTACGATATGGTTCGCCGTAGCCTAAATTAATTTCCTTAGGGTTAGTTAACATTTGATAAATGATTTGTTCTGTAACAAAAAAGTTATTATCTTTGCGGCCATATGCATTTGTTTGACGGATGGCAGTAAAGGGCAAGCCGTAACTGCGATGTGCGTATTCTAAATATTTTTCGCAAGCATACTTTGCTACAGCATAAGGTGCATTAGGGTTCGGAGGGGTGCTTTCATCAAATGCAAAAATACTTTTTTCTTTACCGTCCCTAATTAAATCGCTAATAGGTTGCCATCCATAAACTTCCATGGTGCTAGCAAACACAAAGTTTTTAAAGTTTGGTAAGTCTTTAGCTACTTCAATTAAATTGACAGTGCCGGTATAGTTAATATCACTGAATGTAATTTGTTCATAGAAGCTTTGCTCTACTTCAGTTCGGGCAGCAAGGTGAACAATAATTTCAGGACTAAACTGCCTAATTTGAAATCCTACTTTATCGTGATCCCTGAGATCATGTTCTAAAAAACAAAGTTCATGTTTTTCTTTTAAACGTTCAACTAAATGTTGACCAATAAATCCGTCGTGTCCTGTGATAAAAATTTTCATGTAATGTCCTCTAATTTGGCAAAGCCTGTGAGTTGCATAGTGTATCTATTTATATAACCTAAATTAGCTACACTATGGATTTTATTAGGTGTAATAATTGCAAAGTCGCCTTGCTTATAATCATCTAGAAATCGTCCTTCCATTTCAAACATATGTCCAAGTTCTTTATTTTGTAAAAACAAGTTGATTCGAACTGGGTATAACATTGAAACATCTAGTTTTTCGTCTGATAGTTTTTGTCGTATGCGATATAATGTATCCTGATGAGGCGGTATAAAACATCCTGGGGTCAATTTATTAATTGTAACCATACTGTATTTAAGCCAGCTATCAAATAAATTTTTAACGTTATTTGCCCAAGCTGGGCAAGTATCTCCAAACGTTTGATATACTATGTCAGCATCAACTGGAAAATTAGGTGTACTTGTTCCTAATGTTTTCCAATAGCCGCCGGCTTCCCTAGTTTTTGTTTTTTCAGTAAAAACTAGTTCTTCTAACATATCATATGTGATATGAGAAATATCAACATGGCCTCTTATCATGTTAATACTGTCACCTGAGCTGAATAAAAAGGTTCGTCACCCATGTTGCCGGCAAGGTGCCAGTCATTGGTTCCAAATTTAACCCAGTCGCCTTTACGCCATTTTGTATAAGGCTGATCATGTACTTCATAATAGTGACCGCGCTTCCAATCTTCTAAAAAGATTAAATATCGAAAACTCTCACCAGCGCCAAACTGCTTTTTAAGCATATAATGTTTGTCTATATGATAAGGAATAGTTTGACCAGGATCAATGTTAACGACACTTACAACATAATGTTTAAAGTCTTGCGGTATCTTACCTGATAATTCTTTAATAAAATCTGGACACTTGTCATCAAACATTTGCCAAATACTACTATTATATTTTGTGTAGTATTTTTCGATATTAGGCGTTTGTTGATAACACTGAAAATAGTCAGTGAAGTTTATAGATCTTAATTGATCTACTGTTACATCAGTGTCTAAATGTCCGTACTCAATCACAATAGCTCTCTAATGTACCTTTACGTCTAAGATCAAGCGTAGCACAATGAATACCACCGCTGAGCGTCATACTGTGACGGAAGCGAACTGGTACGCTGTCGATGCCGTGCTTGTCAAGTTCACGCATTAGTGGTTCTTGTGCGCTGTCGCAGATGATTGTGTTTTCGTTAACACTAAGAATATTCATACCAATATAAGGACTGCAAGGAGCAATATAACCTTGATCGGCAAGTTTACTACCTTGTACTACACAATCATCAAACCAAATCTTATCCCACTTCTTAAAGATTTCAGGGCAGTTGTCAGGTGTTACTCGTGTACTGTTTAGCAGTACTAGACCCGGACGTAGAGGAACAATTGTGCTGTCAAAGTGGGCAAAGCTATAGAGCTCACTATAGTGTAATTTGTAACCCATTGGTTCTAAGAAACGCTTGAGCCATTTAAAGCCCTTCATGTTACCACTGTTGCTAACTTGATAAAGTAAGTCTCGGCCAACACGAACAATATTAGGAGCATCAAAACAAATTTCATGATCCATTAGTGTTGCTTTTTTAAGATTCTCAAACTGATACATATTATCATGTAATTTGGGTTTAGGTGCCTGCAACCACAAAGCACCATCTTCAAATGCTTCGTAAAGGATATCTTCGTATAACCGTGTTTCAAAATATCTAGCACGAACTGGTGTAGGTGTTTCAATCAACATATCGCCTAGCGGTAAAATTAAATCGCGTGGGCACCAACTATACCAGCCTTTAGTATTCCATCCTTGGCCGATGTCGTAATTAACATTATCCCAATCAATAATTTTAGGGCGATGTACTTTTACACCCATCTTAGTAAGTGTATCCGCTAGGCCATCTGCATCTTCATTAGCTTCATCAATTACCCATTGAGGATAAGTGCCTTCTAAATGTTTAATTTTTTCAGCAGGATGATTAGCATAGCTAAAACTATGTGCGCTGATGTCTGTGGCAATGCGACTGTGATGTGCATGGCCTACGATAATTTCCTCTAAAGGATCCCAGTCATTGTGTGAATTTACGATCATGTGTTTATGTCTCCAAGATATTCGCTTAAACAAACCCTATTGTTATGTAGAATACCTCTATTAAAATGTTTATATTCTTCGCCGCCTAAACCAAAAATTACTGTATCAGTATATACTAAGTTTTTTTCTTTGCAGATTTTTTCGTAGTTTTCTTGGTGTGTTTCCCAATTCCAATCTGGACTAAAACTTTTCATAAAGTGAACGCCTAAGCTCATGCTGAATTTATTTTGCATATCCACTTCATTTAACATACTTATTCCGTCATCAGCATAAGTTTTAGTAAACCTGATTCCTACCCTATGATTTTCCAATGTATAAAACGGCTTACTAAGACTACAGGTTATTTCTTGTATTGCTGGATAGCTTAAATCGAGATGTATATTTTTAGATATACCCCAATATGCTAAATCTAAACAAACAGGAATATCATTTATAGCGCATAAATTTAAGATATCTTTAAACTCTGGATGCATACATCCATAGTCGCTAAAAGGAATACTAATTAATAGTGCATGTAACCCTTTACCTTGTATTTTATTTACAAGGTCATCATAGTTATTAGCATATGTAAAGTTAATATGTTTACCTAAACATGCATGATATTGAAAGTCTCCCGTTAAACAGATAATTTGTTTGTCCGATGCATGTTTTAAAATAAAATGATCAAATGTCTGACTGGTACCTTGTGTATAATCAGCAAACTCAAATTCATCTAAACCTTTTATGGTTTTTGTATCAGAATATTCAAGCCAATCTCTCCATACATTTTCGTACTCGTCTAACCCTATATCTCTATAAATATGGGAGACGTGATGTTGTTGTAGTTCGGTATGTTTTATCGGGCGGGCGCCCCTAACAGCTTTACTCATAGTCATATTTATTGCTTTAAAAACCCTGCATATTTTTATTTAGAATACTTCTGATAAATAGTATTATGCCAAGACTATCACTGTGGAATCCAGTTAAAACTAATGATTTTAAGTTCATAGACAGAATTGTCGGTGAACATCTTCACGCTGGTGGTACCGGTGTGCATATTCACAAATACTTAGGAGTTAACGAAACTCCTGAAACTGGAGATCCTACTCGCCCTAGCAGTGCTGGGAATGACACCGAAGTGTTTATTCAAGACTTGCTGTTCTTAGAAAATAGGGATCGCAAATATGATAAAACCATTTATGAATTACGTGGACAATATAACATCCTAGATAATGACGGTTTTGATCTAACTCAATTTGGCGCATTTTTAGCCAATGATACTGTGTTTTTAACATTTCACATCGAAAGTATGATTGAATCGTTAGGACGTAAACTAATGCCAGGCGATGTGCTAGAGCTACCTCACTTAAGAGATGATATTTTATTAGGCGCCGAAGGTGCCATTAATAGATTTTATGTAGTACAAGAAGGTGCTAGACCTGCTGAGGGGTATGATGCCCGCTGGTGGCCGCACTTATGGCGTGTCAAATGTGGACCTATCAGTGACAGCCAAGAATACAGAGACATTATCGGTACCGGTGAAGAAGAGGGCGATTTACGCAATCTTATCAGCAAGTATCAAAATGAGATCGCTATTAACGATGCGATTCTTGCACAAGCAGAACGTGACGTTCCATACGATCCACAATACAGAAATAACACACACTTATACTTTGATCCTAGCGTACCGGATAAGCCTACAATTGGTTTAGATTTTGGTGCAAGCGACGGACAACCACCGAATGGTCTAAGCATAGTTGGAAGCGGTTCAAGTTTCCCAACTAGTGGTGTAAATGATGGTGATTATTTCTTAAGAACTGATTTTACTCCTAATAGACTGTTTACTAAGTCTGGTAGTAGATGGATTAGAGTAAGCGATGATGCTCGCAGAACATGGGCGGCTGCTAACAGATTGCTTACTTCGTTCGTCAACAACGACAATTATACAATTAACAGTGACGGTGAGATTACTCCTGAAAAGACTAATCTCAGCAGAGTAGTAAAGCCAAAGACAGACAATTAAAGGAGTAACAAGATGGCAACAAAATTAACAGAGCATTTCACATTAGAAGAAATGACAACTTCACCTACAGCAAAAAAACTAGGTCTACCAAATACACCAACAGCAGAACACATTGAAAATATGCGTTATTGCTGTGAGAAGATTCTTGAGCCAGTTCGCGCTCACTTTGGTAAGGCTGTAACAATTAACTCAAGCTATCGCAGTCCAGCCGTTAACAAGGCAGTTGGTGGTAGCACAACAAGTCAACACGTAAACGGTCAAGCAATTGATTTTGAAATTCAAGGTATTTCAAATAAAGTTGTAGCTGACTGGGTTGCTGACAACTTAGAATTTGACCAAGTTATTTTAGAGTTCTATGTTGAAGGTGACAAAAATTCAGGTTGGGTACATGCTAGTATTAAGAAAGAAGGCGGTAATCGTAAGCAAAAATTAATTGCTAAGAAAGACGGTTCTTCAACAAAATATGTACCAACAACAGACTTTGATCCAACAAATGCTTGGAAAGATCTCTAAGGAGCACACATGTCAGTTAAAATTTTACAAGAAAAAGTAGGTGCGGCAGCAGACGGTGCCTGGGGTCCGGGTACACTAAAGGCTGCACAAGCATTTTATAAGTTAAGCGATGCTAGAGCGGCTCACTTCTTTGCACAGTGCGCTCACGAGTCAGGTGGATTTAAAACATTCAACGAAAACTTAAACTATGGCGCACAAGGGTTGCTAGGTATCTTTAAGAAGTATTTCCCAGATGCCGCTACAGCCGCTAAGTATGAGCGTAAGCCAGAAATGATTGCTAACAAAGTTTATGGCGGCAGAATGGGTAACGGTGATGAAAAGAGCGGCGACGGTTATAAGTATCGCGGTCGTGGTGCTATCCAGTTGACTGGTAAGAGCAATTACCAAGCCTTTTCAACATATATCAAAGATCCAGAAGTAATGACTAATCCAGATGTTGTTGCTACTAAGTATGCTTTTGAAAGTGCTATGTTCTTCTTTGAAACAAACAAGCTATGGGCTATTTGTGATAAAGGTGTCAACGATGCCGCTATCCTAGAGCTAACAAAGCGCATCAACGGTGGGACACATGGTTTAGATGACCGTGCTGAAAAAACTAAAAAGTATGCTAGCTGGTTAGCATAAGGAAAACACCATGGCAGGCAAGAACTTAGATTACTGGTATGACGAACAGATAAAACGTTATCTGATTCAGATTGTCAGAGTATTTTCAAACTTTCAAGTAAGAGAATACACTAGTAACGGTGTGAAATATAACCGTGTGCCTGCACGTTATGGTGATTCTAGCAGACTTGTGGCGCACCTTATGCGTAACAATAGCGAAAATACGCTTAATAGTGCGCCACAAATCGCTGTCAGTATTCAAAGCATTCAGCCTGCTAGAGATAGAACTGCTGAACCGTTCTTAGTAGATACACAACAAGTAGCAGAGCGCGAGTTTGATACTGTTAATAATTCTTATACCAGTGAACAAGGTAATTTATATACTACACAGCGTTATATGCCTGTGCCGTATAATATGACTATTCAAGTAGATATTTGGACTACTAACACTGACACTAAACTGCAATTACTAGAACAGCTCTTTATTCTTTTCAATCCTAGTATTCAATTACAATCAAACAGCAACCCATTAGACTGGACTAGCGTATTTGAAATTGAACTTACTGATATTAACTGGAGTAGTCGTAGCATTCCAGCCGGAGTAGATGAAACTCTAGATATTGCTACAATGACTTTTAGTGTTCCTATTTGGATCAGTCCTCCAGCTAAAGTTAAACGTCAAACAATTATTCAACAAATTATTGCAGATATTCATAAAACAGACAACATTGCTGGGTTAGGATATGATCAAGCATATGCTGACTTTTTTGGCACTATACCCGATGAAGGCGAAGTTATTGTAACACCGGGAGATTACAGAGTTCTTATCAGCGGTGCTACTGCTACGTTGGTTAATTCTAGTGGTGTTGCTAAAATTTGGAGCGATGTTATCCAAATGCAAGGCGAATTGACTGCAACAAGTTTACTAAAACTTAATATTAGCAACGACAGTGACAGCGAAACTTCTATGATAGTTGGTTCAGTTGTTGCAAATCCTTTAAGCAACACTTCGTTAATTTTTAATTTAGACACTGATACACTGCCAACTGATACATTAAGTGAAGTAGATAAAATTATTGATCCTACATCGAGTAGCCCGGGAAGCGGTTTAGCTTCTGCTACACTAGGTCAGAGATATTTAATAACCGAAACAATTTCTGCTTCTGGGTATCCTACATGGAACGTAGATGCAAACGAAAATGATATAATTCAATACGACGGTTCAAACTGGACTGTGGTATTTGACTCGCAAGCGGTAACAACAATACAGTATGTAACCAACGACTTTACATCAAAACAATACAAGTGGACCGGTAGTTCATGGATAAGTAGTTACGAAGGTGAATACAATCCTGGATACTGGAGACTTGTACTTTAATGACAACAGCCGCTGGCGTAGTATTTTTAGCAAAAGACACAGGTCGTTGCTTACTACAATTACGTAACTCTGATAAGAGATTTAAAAACACTTGGGGATTTTGGGGCGGCCTTATTGAAAAGGGCGAAACAGTCTACGAGTGTATTCAGCGTGAGCTTACTGAAGAAATAGGTTTTGTACCTGAACTTGCTAAACTAAATCCTATAGACGTTTATCAAAGCAAGGATCAAAAGTTTTACTACTACAGTTTTGTTTATGTAGTTGAAAAAGAATTTAGTCCTGTATTAAATGTTGAAAGTGCAGGATATGCATGGGTAAACATAGGAGTATGGCCACAGCCGTTACATAACGGTGCTAGGTTAACATTAAACAAAAACGGCGGAACAGAAAAACTACATACTATTCTTAAAATCCATAAAGAATAAATAGTGTAATGAGTGATGTCGTAGACTTCGTTTTATTAAGAATACAAAACGAATTAGAAAAATATAAAAAATCAAAAACTATACCCTTTGATTTATTAGAGGGTGCGTACTCAATTGACGACATTAAGCAAGGATACTACGATAAACTTACGACAAAATATCAAAAAATTGCCGATAGTTTAATAAAAGATTACGAACAAAAAATATTAAATAATCTCGATAGCTTAAAAATTGCGCTGAGAAAAGACTACACTAGCACTATAACTCAACTCGAAACAGAAAAAGCTGACTTTAAATTTCCATCGGTACTAATCAAGTATCGTCCGAACATTAATCCGGTAAGAGCAATATTTTACGAAATCAGAGAAATAACAAGAAGCTACAATATTGAGAATGAATACCATGCGTGGCTATTATCGTTATTGCAGAATGCAGAGTATAATAACAAAGTTATAGATGCCTTAAGCATAGACATAAGAAGATTAGAAAAGGTAGTAAGTAGATATTACTTGCCTTTAATTAAGTATACCGACAGTATACCTTTAGAGTTATTTCACGCTAGACAACTAATCAAAGATTTTCGTCACTATAAAAATGCGTTTATATCTTTAAAGGCTTGGGATCCTGAATCGTAAAAGGTATAAACATTCTTTCAGCAAAATCTAAATCATTATTCTTTGCACGTTCATATACTTCTTTAGCATAATTAAAATTTGCAGTTGTTACTAATAATATATCATCGGCAACTACTGCAAATCTAGTACCTTGTCTATTACTTTCTAGTGTGATCATTTTGATGTGGCTCTGTAGATGCCATCCCAGTTCTTGGGAGGACTTGATTTAAACTCATGTATACGAGCTCTCATTGCTTCGTAATATTGAGTTAGTTCACCCTTCCAACTGTGTCTCATGTCTGTAGCTAGTTTGTATGCTGTGTCCCATTCGCCATTGCGATATAGTTTTAAAAATTCTTTGTGTACTCTTTCATCGGCTGCATCAAATTCTTCTAGCACTGTAAAAATTTGTGCTGGTTCTGTTTTGCCTTTTACTGCGAGTAAATCGAGCTCAACGACTTGGTATGCTTCTCGCACATACTCAGCCGTTTTTGGTCCGATGATGATTTTGACTCCGTATGGTTTGGATTGACCTTCGAGGCGACTAGCAAGATTAACACCATCGCCAAGACAGGTATAGTCAAAACGCTGATCGCTGCCCATATTGCCAACAACCACAGTGTCAGTATTGATACCGAGACCCATACCAAAAGCTGGTACACCTTCTGCCTTAATTTCTGCATTGAATT